CTCATCGTGAAATGGTTTCAATGGATATTCTGAACCATAAATCTTTTCAAGTTCCTCATCTGTAGGTAACAGTTGTGTTACCGCCTCAAACTCAGACTTGTCATAGTTCCAGAATCCGTCTACCTTACGAATCTTCAACTTGAAGTTTGCACCCTTCCACAAATCAAATGGATTGATTGCTTGTTCATCATCGAACTGAGGTTGCATGGCTTCCATAATCTTGTCAAAGATTTTCTTACCAAACTTATAAAGGAAAACTTTTCCTTCATGTTCTGGATGTTTAGGATCTGCAACAACATAGATGTTGGTGAAATAGGACAGTTTACGTTTCTGTCTACGAGCAGTTTCCTTGTCTGCCTCAGAACCAGTATTCCAAAGTGAACGATTGACATCACCAACAGGATCCTTCTTGTTGATAGTGGTCAAGGAATTCTCAATGTACCATCCACCTGGCCCTTGAAAGGAATGAGTGAACATTCTCTGCCAAGGCACATCTTCACCTTCTGGTGCAGGAAGAAACCTAATTACTGCATAACCATTACCTGACTTATCAAGTTCTGGTTTCCAGATTCGTTCATCATCAAACGATTTGGTTTCTCGTTGGGGGGTTGTTTGTTTATTGTACTCATCAATAAGTGATGAGAAATCGGATTGCTTTTTTAGTGCGGCTAATGACATATTATTCTCCTATATTAAAATATTATTTGTTTATATTAACGTATTAACACTATTTAGTCACGAAATCCTTCACCATTTACGAAATGATGAAGTCTATGACAAAGTATAATCCACCCTAAGTGAATTATGTTATCAGAGGCATAACTACCTACACCTCTAACCATCAACTTATACTTGCACTTACGATTTGTAGTGCCGGTTATTGTTGTTTCTCCGCGCATAACTATTCTGTTGTTTGCGTTGTAAGAGGGCATTATCATATTCTAACTTACGAATATATTTCTGCAAGTCTCGCATCTTATATTTCAGAAAATCATTTTCCCGAATTATATCTTCTGGAGCTCGTTTTCTACCCTGCTTTTTAGTATTCCCTTGCATTTTTCCTTATCGAATTTAATGAAAGGTTGACAATTATGAAGTGTACTCCTGAGTTTCGGCCAAACCCAATCCTCACTCACTTCATGGTTAGTAAACTCTATCCAGTTAAGGAAAAAGTTTAGGATAATAGCTGATACTATAGAAATTTCATTCCTTAGTAACAACTTTACAATCGGTGGATGTGTTTTCGTTTCACACTTAAACAGACCACCAAAAGGTCTATGATAATCTATACATCTTTTCAAATCTTGGTCAAACACTCTTGAAATTGATTGTTGTATCTTAATCCATTCTTTGTAGTTACCTTCAGCCTTATCTCCTGTCAACCACTTTGGATTGACACTATCTTCTGTTGCGAAATTACTTACCAGAAAGTCTTGATACTCTGGTCTATTGTATCTCTTAGATAGCTTGTGGAAGAAGTACCTATCGTTTCTTTTCATAAAGGACTCTTTAGAACATCTTATTTCACCATTATATTTTATAAAATCGTAATTTGGTGATTGAAAATGTAATCTAATCGCCAAATACATTTTGTATGCATCAAAAGCTTCCAAATCATACTGGTAGTGAATTTGTTTTAGGTAAAAAATGAAGAGCTTCCGCCTCCATTTGGATTTTTTGTTTCAATGATTTATTAACCAATCGTGCAATGGAATTGGGTTCAATTTCCTTTTCCTTACAATAGTCTAAACAGGCATCCATATATGATATGTGTTTTATCTGTACCATCTGTTCAATAAGTAAACTAAATTTCGTTGGTGTTATAATATCTACTTCTTTATTATTCATAGGTTCTATTATATAATAAAATATCTCAAAAGTCAAGTCTTTTTTTGATATGATTTAAAATCGTCTATTGCGGTTATAAGTTGTGGGATATAGTCATCAACTGTTTTTACGAATATTTGAGGTACACCACTATCGGGCATAATAAATATTACCAGCTGATCACAGGGGATATTAGTTCTCTCTGTAAACATCTTTGCATATGCAGCTCCTTGAATGAAATAATTTTCAATCCATTCTTCCTTCTTATCTGAGTTGGAAGTTTTGAAGTCTACTACAGATGTTTTCCCTTCGTACTCGGCAATCATATCTACTGCACCAGCGACCCCATACTCATCAGAATACAAGTAATCTTCAATACAGTAAATATCACCGACTTTCTTTTCTAGTATCTGAACTGCTTCTAGAAAAAGAAACCATACGCCGGGATTCTTTGCAAGGGCATCTCCACTAAAAGAATCATAATCATCTATCTCATTTAGGAAATACTTTTCCATGAGACTATGGAAATGTGTTCCTCTAGTGGTTGCTCTCTTTGTTATTCTGTTGGCTTCTTCATTACCCACTCTCTTTCTCCATGCAATAATCGACTCTTTTCCTCTTATCGATAGTACGGATGTTATAGAAGGGTATGATCCATTAGGTGTGTCGTAATGTCTATTACCACCAACATTTGTTCTCACAAGTCTAGGTAACTCAGGAATGAGTTTCCTATCATAATTTTTTAGTATCATTATCTATTTACAAAACCAGTTTTATATTGGACTCCACTCTTAGTTTTTAGTGCAGTCATGATTTTCTTACGATTGCCCATTAGATTGTAACTACAATGAACCCATCCACTATTAGGGTTGACTCCATCATAGAACTCTAAAATGAGCTGGTCAAATTCTAAATTCTTGGAAATCCATTTTGCAAGGTCAGGGTTTGGAGTTGAAAATGATTCAAAATCCGCTGCCTGGCCATTCATATGTTGTGAGGTTTTTGAACCACCAACAGCCGCATTTAATTTTGGGCCACGATAACCAGAATTTATTGTGATAACACCAAACTCATCTCTAACTGGTTGCAAAATATGTATCGCAAGATGTGTTAGATTCACTAGGTGTATATCAGTAGGTGTATTGTCTACACCAAGTCTTTCTGCTGTTGCACTCTTGACCATTTCTGAAAGTGCAAAGTTCTTTGATACTCTTATTGTCTCTGCCATTATATCTCCTCAGTATCTTGTACAACATCCACTTTACCTGAGTTTGGGTCATATGTAACCTTGAAATTTAATTCAATAGGTTTCATTGTACCATCCTTTAAGGATATTGGTAATTTCCCTTCTACAGCTCCTTGAAGTGCTTCTGTTGCACTTTCAAATTGATGTGTGGGGTCACTTTTAACTAGTTCATCTAATTCTTCTTTTGCATCATCTGGAAGAATGTCATCTATCATCTTCTCAACGTGCTCTTTTGCGAGATTCTGAGCCTTATCTATGACAAGACTAGAAACCACATTGAATAGTAGCATTGGTAACATTATTTTCTATCTCCTAATCCAGTATTATATTTTTGGATGATATAGGAACGGACTAATCCACTTCTTACAATATCACCTATATCAAACTCACATGAAAAGAATTCTTCCATTTCGCTGATAATTTTTATGAACTGACCCAATCCAGCTTTTTCTTCATCTTCTCTTAGGTCTGTCTGGTCAAAATCTCCTGAGAACATGATTTTGGAATCCTGACCAACTCTGGTCATAATGGTGTCCAATTCGTGGAAGTTTAGATTTTGGCATTCATCAACAAGGACAATAGAATTATCTAACGTAATCCCTCTCAAGAAGGATGTTGATAGAAATGAAATACTTCCTTGTTTCTTTAATTCACTATACAACATATCAAACTGCTCTTGTGCAGAGAGTTTGAACATAAATCTTAGCATATTGTCGTAGGGAACTTGGTATAAAGAACTTTTGTCTTGGTCATCACTAGGCATGAACGCAAGACTTCTAGTAGGCATTAATGACCTTACTATTTGTACACAGTTATAATTTGTTGAGGGGTCAAGAACTTCCTTGATTGCATTATAAAGAAGAACGAAAGTTTTTCCTGTTCCTGCAGGGCCGTATAGGAACATATTCTTACCGGCTGCATATTGGGTAAAAACCTCAGTCTGGTTCTTTGTAACACCCTTCATTTCAACTAACTGGTCATGATTAAACATTTGTGTTTGCATATTAAGTATCTAAGTTGGAGCCTGGGTTTGTTCGTTTAATTTCTTTTAATCTATCTTTCCATCCATCACTAGTATGTCTCCTCCAGCCATCACGCATGGAAACCATAGAAAGAAATTGAGGAACTATCTGTAAATCACAAGATTCCGAATCTAGGTCATCACAAGTTCCGTATTTGTGAGCTTCTTCTATAGGTTTATGTCTATCATCCATCCTAAGAGTTTGCTCCATTTCAAAATCACATTTTGTGCATTTATATTGATATGTCGGCATTGTTATTTTTTGTTGCAAAAAGTTTCACCAAGCTGTGTTCTAAGTCACCCATAAATTGTTTTCCATCTCGACTTAATTTTTCATTCTTCTCTATGAAGTGAAGAATGTCTGTCATTTTAGAAAACTCTGAATATAATTCTTTCTTTGACCAACTATGAACACATTCTTGTGTAATATTTTCAAGTTTTTCACTAATCATCATTATCTATAAAATATATGATCTCCAATCCTTCCCACTTTTGGAAATGTGGTTGACCATCTTGGTTTAATTTCATACGTGTGGTAATACCTTGCTCCTTCAGTATAATCTAACCCTTCGGCCTTAATTGAATTATATTGAAGCAATGCAAGATTTGCAGTCTTTTGAACCTTATCCCACGCACGTTCATTCTGTATTTCATCTGAGTTTCCATCACAATACCAACTGAATTGGCATCTATCACGTTTTGGTAATCCAGATGCATAGTGTAATCCTTGATATACTACTTTACATACACTATCGGGAAATGCAGAGTCATGTACTCTATTAAGAGTTACTAACGCTACTGCGAATTGTCCTGCAAATGGTTCATTTCGTGCTTCGAAATAAATGTTCTTTGCGAGACATTCCAGTTGTTTCTTTCTATCTTCTACTACATTTACATATGCTGTATATGTCCATATATTTTCATTATTTACAACCTTGGCTGCATTTGATGATGAGGAACTTCCTAATGGAAAAGCTAAAGATAAAATTAATCCAACTGTTATAAACAGTTTTTTCATATTTCCTTGTCTAATATGATCTTCAATCTTTTTTAAGATACAGTAAGTCCAGTTAGATAATAATAATCGCAGATCGTTAAACGATTAAACTCTAAATTATATAAAGGGGAATTTAAGTGCGGAGAGATATAAGGCTATCTGTACCACACATTCCGTTTCGGATTTGCATATCTAGGACTCCCTATAAAAAGATTGTATTATATTTATACATCCTTTTTCTTAAAGTCATCATCCCAACCAAAGGCTTTCTTACATACAGGAGCAGATAACCCTTTATATCCATCTGTATTATTTTTGTTATGCATTAATTTTTTTTCTTTTACTTTGCATAATAATTTAGCCTCATCTTTATGTAATCCTTCTAACAATCTGATAAACATACGTTCTCTCAATGTTGATTGAAGTTTTGGGTCTGCACTTTTCCATTGTTCTTCACCATCTCGTATAGAAAGAGTCTTGACATAATGCCAAAGTTTATCACTTTCAGTTCTCAACAACATATGTTCTGTTCCTTCTGGAGCTTCATTCTCAACATATGGTGGTATTCCGTCTGGTAAATCTGACTGTATACTTGGGTCAAAATTCCACTTCAAGATTTGTCTTAAAGCTGGACAATCTTCTTGTTGTAAAATTTTTACCTTATCCTTTTCATATTTTGCTTTATGCACTTTAGTTAAGATTTCACTTAATAGTGGTACTCTAACTTTATGTGCAGGTTTTTGAGTTGGATCTGGAAATGCGCCTACACTACCATCTCCCCTACTATCAAATTCTACTGGTTGTGCCATTTTAAAATTCTCCTATGTCTTGTATTAAATTATTAAGTTTCCTTTCGATAAAATAATTCAAAAGGCCACTACGTTTTCCTTGCGGAGTTTCATTAAACTGTTCACCAATCTGGTCAACTATGTCTAATGGTGTAAATTGTAAATCAATCAGTTTCATATTTCTATGATAATTCCTTAACTGTTCTTCATTACAAAAGTCTGCTGGTTCTTGGTCTATCCATGACTCTATCTTCTTCTTAGACAATGGTTTTTGCCTAATCTTATCTACGATACAACTATCTGCCGATAAGATGTTTGGAACACCATCAGAGGAATCCCCCTTCATAATATGTTCCTTTAAATATTTTGCTGGATCTCTATCCACTATTAATTTCTTGGTGATAGGGCTGTATTGTTTTACGTTTTTGTATATTTGTAGTTGTATAAAATCCTTATCACCAGAAATTATCATTACTCTTTCTGTACCTGACCTTCTTGCAAGTACCCCTATAATGTCATCAGCTTCTGCTGTATC